TGTTTGGTTTGACGAAGAACCACCCGAAGATATTTATATTGAATGTAAAATGCGTGTGATGGATATTAATGGAGAATTGTTTGGGACAATGACACCGTTAAAGGGATTGACCTTTGTGTATAACGAAATATATTTAAATCAGCACAATGATCCTAATGTGTGGCATATTTTTATGCAATGGGACGATAATCCATACATAAGTGAAGAAGCAAAGAATGCAATGAAGGCTTCAATGAGTGAAGAAGAACTTAAATCTAGACAATTTGGAGAATTTCGTGATTTTGGTGGGCGTGTTTATACAGAGTTTGACGAAAGAGTAAACGTTATAGAGCCGTTTGATGTGCCGTTAGAATGGCAAGACAAAATATCCATTGATCCAGGATTAAAAAATCCTTTATCAGCGCATTGGTATTGTGTAGATTATGATGGAAATGTTTATGTGGTGGCGGAGCATTACGAAAGTGAAAGAGATATAAGTTATCATAGCGAACAGATAAAATCAATTTCCGATCAACTTAATTGGCATAGAGGTTATGGAGGTATGATAGAAGCGATTATTGATAGTGCGGCAAACCAGCAAACTTTGGCGTCTTCAAAAAGTGTGACAGAATTGTTTTATGATTATGGTATACTTGTAAATCCGCAAGTAAACAAAGATATGTTTTCGGGTATTCAAAGAGTAAAAAGTTATTTAAAAAATGCAAAAGGAGAAAGTAAATTATTTATTTTTAAAACTTGTACAAATTTAATAAGAGAACTTAAAACTTACCACTGGGGAAACTCAGATGTTCCTGTAAAAAAAGACGATCACTCACTAGATGAATTAAGATATTATATAATGACTCGTCCAGAAAATAAGATGCCTAAACAGGAAATGTCGCTAGTAGAAAAAGAGAAAGAGAAAATGCTAAGAAGATTGAGAATGAAAAGTTATTAGCGTTTTCTTTTTTTAGTAAAAAGAGAGAAATATGAACGAAATATTTGATAACAGCACAATTGAAGCAATAAAAAGTTTGGCTTCTGGCATGGTAGTAAAAGAGATTACAGAAGAATACGCTTTAGACGACAATGGAGAAATGAAACTAGTTAAGAAAAAAGTGAATGAAAAAATGTTGCCACCTAATACCGACATATGTAAACTTTTATATTCTTCAGCAAAGGCAAATGAAAACTCTTATAAAACCATGTCTGACGAAGATTTACAAAAAGAAAAACAGAGATTTTTAAAAATTCTAAAAGAAGAAGAAAATAAGGAGAAAAAATGAAGATTGAAACTGTCGAACCAAAAGTAAAATGTGATGCAAGTGGTTGTAATAATTTAAGTGAATATCGCATTGTAAACAAAAGATTAGTTTTTTATGGAAGTTATTACTTTTGTAAAAAATGTTTAAGTGAATTATACGAAATGGTTGGGGCTTATATAATCCCTAAAAGTCCGCAACCGATTTTTAAAAAGAAAGGAGTAAAGAATGAGCAAACAAACTAATCAAGAAAAGTTAGTAAAAGAAGTAAGAGAAGATTATTTTAACAGGAGAGAAAAGAGAAGAAGTTTAGAAGCGCAATGGCAGTTGAATGTAAACTTTTATTTAGGAAACCAATACAGTTTTATAAAACCTAATAATAATGTTGCTGATTATGAAAAACAATATTTTTGGCAAGAAAAAGAAATTTTTAACCATATAACACCAACTGTTGAAACAAGGCTTGCAAAAGTTCTTCAGTTTACACCTGAAATTAAGGTGTTGCCCGCAAGTGCTGATGATAATGATATTAATTCTGCAAAGTTAAGCAAAGAGATATTTAATGCTGTGGCAAATAGAGTAGATTTAAAAAATATTATAAAAAACGCAACAACATGGAGTGAAATATGCGGTACAAGTTTTTATAAGGTTATTTGGAATAGTGACAAAGGTTTAGTGTTTGCTTCGACAGAAAAAGATAAAGCAATAAAATTGGGAGATGTTGATATTGCAATTTGTTCACCTTTTGAAATTTTTCCTGATAATTTAGCGTGTGAAAATATAGCAGATTTGCGATCTATTATTCATGCAAAAGCGGTTGATATTAGCGTAATTAAAAATTTGTATGGAGTGAATGTTCAACCAGAAAAATGTTATTCTTTTAGTTTAAATAATGAATTTAATTCTGTAGGTGGGCTAGGTTATGATAGTAGTATTAAAAAAGTGGCTAATACGGAAATTGAAAATTCTTGTATTTTAATTGAAAGATACACACGCCCTGATGATAAAAATCCTAATGGACGATTAACAATTGTTGCAGGAGATAAACTTTTATTTGATGGAGAATTACCATATTCAGTAGGAGAAGATGGTGCTAGAGATTTTCCATTTATTAAACAAACATCTTGTTATGTACCAGGAAATTTTTTTGGTTGTAGCGTGATAGAAAGATTAATACCTATTCAACGTGCCTACAATGCAGTAAGAAATAGAAAACATGAATACTTTAATCGTGTGTCTATGGGGGTTTTGGCAGTAGAAAGTGGCAGTGTAGATACAGATGCTTTAGAACAAGACGGACTTTCTCCTGGTAAAGTTTTGGTGTATAGACAAGGTAGCAAAATTCCAGAAATTATGGAAACACCTGATATTAACAATAATTTTGATAGCGAAGAAGAAAGATTGCTTGATGAATTTAAAACTATTTCTGGTGTAAATGATTTAATGAAACAAAACTTTTCTCAATTTAATAACATGTCAGGTACAGCAATTCAATTATTAATGGAGCAAGACGAGCAAAGATTAAAACCTTCGATTGATGAAGTGAAGTATGCTATGGTAAAGATTGCAAAATTTATTTTAAGATTGTACAAACAATTTGCCGTTGTGCCAAGACTGCTTAAATTGGCTGGTACTAATGGTGAAGTTAAACTTTACTATTGGGATCAAAATGAGATTTGTAGTGAAGATATAACTCTTGAAGCAGAACAATCTTTAGGAGAAACTGTTGCTACAAGAAGAACTAGTTTATTAGAGTTGATAAATTCTGGTTTATTATACGATGAAGAAGGTAAATTTAGTGAAAGTACTAGAAGACGTTGTTTAGATTTACTAGGATTAGGAATTTGGGAAAATAGTGTGGATTTACATAGCCTGCATATCAATAGGGCACAGGAAGAAAATATCAATCTTATAAAAGAAGATATTGAACCGTTAGAAATTGACAATCATTCAATTCATATTGATGAGCATATTGCATTCGTATTATCTAACAGTTTTAGAGATAAGGTAAATAGTAAAGAAATTCAAGACAGACTAATAAAACACATTAATAAACATAAAGAAATTCAAAATAAAAATTAATAAAGGAGAAAACATATGAAGAATTTGGAACAACCTAATTTAGAAAATTTTGAAAACTCACAAGGAGGATATAGTGAAGAACTTTTTAATGACAATAATCAAGGTACTATTGAAAAGTTTGATAGACCAAATGAAAATGTTGACGAAATAAATTCTAATGATGGCTCCCAAAAAAATCTTGGTAAATTTAAAGATGTAGAAAGTTTGTTGAAGGCCTACAATTCTTTACAGTCAGAGTTTACCAAAAAAAGTCAACGTCTTAGTGAGCTAGAAGGAGAGATAAAACCACTAGCGAAACTAGACAAAATAAATGCAAGCGTGGAAGAAGTGATTAATAAATATTCTGTATGCAAACCTTTTAAAGAAAAGTTAAAAGAAAATTTGCAAGAAGTTGATAGTGATGATTATTCAAAATTGGCAGAAGAAAATTTGTTAAAGTTGCTGGTAGAAAATTTTAAAAGTCCAGATGAAATGGTTAGAGATGAACACTTTCTGTCTAATTATATCTTTAATAACAATTCAATTAAAGAAGCTATCGTTGGAGAATATTTATCAAAGTTAAAATCTGCTCCTAATGTAAAGGTTGCAACAAGTTTTAATAGTTCTATTCCTGCAACACCTCCTAATGTTGTAAAGACAATTAGCGAGGCTGGCAATATTGCAAAATCTATAATTAAAAATATTTAATATAAATTAAAATAAAAAAATTAAAAATATTAAAATTTAATTAATTTTATTAAAAATATTGTCGAAATGCATTTAAAAATTAATTTAAATTATTTTTAAGGAGAAATTATGATAAGTTTAGCAACTGCAGAAAATGCATTAAAGGACGCTTATTTAGAAGCAGTCACAAATCAATTAAATACAAAAACAAATCCACTGTATTCAAAAATTAAACAATCAAGTGCTGATGTTTATGGTAAGTCAATTATTAAAATGGCACCTGTTGGTTTGAACGGTGGTGTTGGTGCTGGTACTGAAACTGGAAATCTTCCAAATGCAAACAGCAACAATTATGCTCAATTCAAAACAACTCTTAAAAACCTTTATGGTAGAATTCAATTAACAGACAAAGCAATAAGAGCTAGTCAGTCTAGCGCTGGTGCTTTTGTAGATTTATTAAATGCAGAAATGGAAGGACTTCTAACTGCGTCTAAATTTAATCTTGGTCGTATGATGTATGGCGATGGCTCTGGTGTAGTAGGTGAAGTTGCTGGCTACACTAGCGGAAATACTGTCACACTTGATAGTGTAAAAAATATCGTTGAAGGTATGGTTCTAGATATGTACAATGGTGATTCTGTTGTAAAAACTGGTTTGCGTGTTGCAAGTGTAGACAGAATAAACAAAACTGTCACTTTTGCAAGTATTCCAACTGACGCTAGCGCAGGTAATAAGCTTTATGTTCAAGGCTCTAAAGATAAAGAAATTACAGGGCTTGGAGCAATCTTTTCTAATAGCGCAACACTTTACGGTTTATCTCGTGCAAACAATGGTTGGTTAAATCCTTACACTTCTGAAAAAGAACAAGAGATTAGTGATAATATTTTACAATCTGCCGTTGATTTCTTAGAAGAAAATTCTGGTAGCAATATTGACCTTATCACTTGTGGTGCTGGAGCAAAACGTGCATATATTGACTACTTAAATATTTATCGTAGAGCTGTTGACGTTGTCACTCTTGATGGAGGGTTTAAAGCAATCTCTTGTAATGGTATTCCTATGGTAAGCGATAGATTTGTAGAAGACGATACTATCTATATGCTAGACACATCAAAGTTTACATTACATCAACTTTGTGATTGGACTTGGATTGAAGGTGAAAACGGTTCTGTTTTACATCAAGATGCAGGACTTCCTACATACTCTGCTACATTGGTGAAATATGCTGACTTGATTTGCGATCAACCATATCGTCAGTCAATAAG